CTGATCTATGACCCGTCTGGCGGATATTGGTGGATCGCGTACACCAACAAGCACTATAGCGTCAGTTCGACCAGCTTCAGCGTCATGCGGTCGAAGGATGGCAGGCTATGGGACCATGTGTCAGATGTCAGCATGGCGTCTGTGCCAGGCGCCTACTTCACATTCGCACCGGAATTCTACTTGGATGATGACGGCCTGCACGTCATCGTCGGCGTGGGCAACGCTTCCTCGGCGTTTGAAATGTACGAGACCCATCCGACCAACGCGACGCTGACCACCTGGTCAGCGCCGGTCAAGCTGACCGGGCTGCATGCCAACGTCGTCGACGGCATGGTGCGCAAGGTCGACGGGGTCTACCAGCTCTGGCACACCGACCGGACGGTCGGGCCGTGGCAGAACGTCTTGGCCAAGGCAGACGCGCTCACCGGTCCCTACACCTACGATCCGGACCTTTCCGGCAACTGGCAGGCGAACCCGTACACCGTTGAGGGTCCGTATGTGATGGGGCTCGGCGGGCGGATCGTTCGGCTGCATTACGACACCATCGGTGGCATCGGTGCCGGCAAGTACGTCGAGAGCATCGATGGCGGGCAGACGTGGGGCCCGGTGCAGAGCCTGGTTCGCACAGCGAAGCGTCACGGCAGTTTCATAAATCAATCCTTTGTCGATCCACGCGTCGCCAAAGGCCGGATGACGCTGATGGGGGTGGGATAATGCCCCCCGGAACCCCCCGGATCCCCGGAAAAGGTGGCTTTGGCTTCGAGATCACCAAGCTGTTCTTCGACAAGAAGGCGGTGCGCGACAAGGTCGACGCCGGCACACGGCGGGTACTGTCGAAGTTCGGCGCGTTCGTCCGCCGCACCGCCCGCAGCAGCATCCGCAAACGCAAGCGGATCAGCAAGCCCGGCGAGCCGCCCAGCAGCCACATCGGCCTGCTGAAGAAGTTCATCTACTTCGGCTACGACCCCTCAGCAAAAAGTGTGGTCATCGGGCCGGTACGGCTCAGCCAGAACGGCCGGGGCGAAGCGCCCGCACTGCTCGAGCACGGCGGCCCCGCGAAGGTCGGCAAGCGACGCACCAAATACAAACCACGCCCCTACATGGGCCCGGCCTTTGAAAAAGAACAACCCAAGCTGCCCGCCATGTGGCGTGACAGCGTCCCCCGGAATCGTTAAGGAGACATACCCATGCCTCAAGAATTCCTATTAGGCATGAACGCCAAGATCTACCAGGGCCCGACGGGCACAGCGCTGGCCAGCCTCACCGAGATGGACAACGTCAAGGATGTGACGCTGAACCTCGAAGCGGGCGAGGCGGACGTGACCACCCGCGCGAATCAGGGATGGCGTGCTACCGCGCCGACCCTGCGCGAGTGCACCGCCGAGTTCGAGATGCTCTGGAAGCCGGGCGACACCGGCTTCGACGCCATCAAGACCGCGTTCCTGACCTCGGCGACGATCGCCCTGGCCGTCCTGACCGGTGAGAAAGCCACCTCCGGCACGGAGGGCCCGCGTGGCGACTTCAGTATTACCAACTTCAGCCGTAGCGAACCGCTCGAAGAAGGCGTGACCGTCTCCGTGACGGCCAAACTCGCCAAATTCGAGGAATGGGTGGAAGTGGCGTAGTCAGAAAAGCAGGAAACGCAGGAAATTAGGAAAGCAGGAAATTCGAACCATTAGCCATTAGCAGTTAGCCAAACCCCAACCCCCAATCCCTAATCCCTAACACCCAATCCTTATGAAGACTTTCACTGACGCTGCCAATCGTACCTGGTCAATCACACTCAACCTCGGCACGGCCATGGCCGTCAAGGCCAAGCTGGATATTGATCTGTTGCAACCTGAAGCAGGCGATCCCCCCCTGCTCACACGGCTCGGCACCGACGAGATGCTCCTGGGCGAGGTGCTCTGCGCCATGCTCGAAGGTCAGTTCGTCACGCACAAGGTCACCGATGCCGACGTGCGGAATAGTTTTGACGGCCAGACGCTCCTCGCCGCACAGAAAGCGTTCTATGAGGAACTCATAGATTTTTTCCGGTCACGCGGCCGCACCGACCGGGCCAAGGCGGTCGCCAAGCAGATGGCCATGATCGACGCGGCAGTGACCGCGATCGAAACCAAGATCGACGGGATCAGTGTGGAGGAGACGATCGCAACTGCGATGACCAATCCGGGGGCGGGCGGTGGCGCGATGTCTGGCGGATTGCGGGATCCCTCGGCCTCGGACCCCGTGGGCTCCGACGGCTAACACTCCGCCAACTGCTCTGGATGGCCGAGGGTCTTGGCAGAGAGCGTTGGGCTCACACGTCGCTGATCTGTGCGTTGATTGCCAACGCCAATCGCGACCCGAAGAAGCACCGGCCGTTCAAGCCGTCAGACTTCGATCCTTACGCCCGCCATCGACGGTGGGACACGTCATCAAAGCAGACCGCCAGCAAGCACGACCTGAGAATCCTGCGCGAAGCACTCGAACAACGGAAAGGCTCATCACATGGACGTTAACGCTCTATTCGATCACATCTGGACCTTCCTCAACTCCGGCATCGGCTTCGTTTTGATCTGGGCGGCGCTGGTCTGGCTGTTCATCTGGCTCACGAGTCGGCACAACCCGTTCCAGGAGAAGTGGAAGCAGTGGGAAGGCTCGATCATCACCGGCATCCGGCTGGCGGAGAAGCAGATCCCCGATGACACGCCCGACGCCGGCCTGGCGAAGCTCAACGCGGCGCTACTCTTTGTGCTCAGGGCGTACGCCGATGCCCATGACGGCCAGCAACCAACCGTCCGCCTCATCGAGCAGATCAAGCAGGGCATCCAGATCAAGCACGATGAATTGGACCGTTACGGCGGCCTCACCTCGTCCAACACCCCATCCACAAAGGAACCGCAGTCATGACCCACGTCCGCCCCCTGACCCAACTGATCGTTCTTCTGCTCGTCTTGGCTGCCACCGGTTGCGCGGCCACCCCGGAAGACCGTTGGTATCAGCAGCGAGAATCGCTGAACACCGCCAACCGCATCTACCTGGCCCACGTGCCGACGATGAGCGATGAGCAGATCGTCCACTATGGCGAACTGCTGCAGACCGCCCGGGCTCATCTGGACGCGGCCAAGGCTCAACTGCCCGACGGCGGGTCATCGTTCAACGCCACACTCGATTTGATTGAATCTCTCCTCGTTCGCATCGTCGCCTTGGAAGCGAGCGATGCACCTACCGTTCCGCCTACCCCAACCGACAACCCCATGACGGAGGTCACACCCGATGAACGCCCCTGAGATTCTCGCCCTCATCCAATCCGCCCGCGCTCTGCTCGATCTCGGTGTGTCCCAGTACCGACTCGCCGAACAGGAAGGCCGACTTACCGAGCAGCAGAAAGCCAACATCCTCGCTGCTGCGCAACTTACCGACGACCAGGTTGACGACGTCATCGAAGCTGCACGGCAGCGATTGGCTCCTGTTTCAACATCGATTGTTTCAAACTGACCCATGGCCTCCACACAAGGCATCCGAGCCGGGCGTGCGTTCGTCGAGTTGTTCGCCGACGACAGCCAGCTCGTGCGCGGGCTCCGCCGTGCGGAGCGGAAACTCAAGGCCTTCGGTGCATCGATCCGTAACCTAGGCCTGATGGCGGTTGGTATCGGCACGGCGGTTCTCGCGCCCCTTGCCGCCTCGGCCAAACTGTTCAGCAGCTACGGCGACCAGGTCGCCAAGATGGCCAAGCGCACGGGATTGTCGGTCGAGACACTCAGCGAGCTACGGTTCGTTGCCAGCCAGACCGGCACGGAGTTCGAGTCGCTGGAGTCAGCCTTCCGCAAGATGCAGCGGTCGATCTATGACGCGGGCCGGGGCCTGTCCACACAGGTCGATTCGCTGAATGACTTGGGCCTGACGTTCAAAGACCTGGACGGCCTGTCGCCCGAGGACCAGTTCAAGCTGCTGGCTGATCGGATTGGTCAAGTTGAGGACCCCACCAAGCGGGCCGCGATCGCCATGTCATTGTTCGGGCGGACGGGCACGAACCTGCTGCCGATGTTCGCGGCCGGCAGCGCGGGCATTGAAGCGCTACAGGCCGAGGCCCAGCGCTTGGGGTTGACGATGTCGGGCGAAGACGCCAAGGCGGCGGAAGACTTTACCGATGCGCTCGACCGGCTGTGGAAGGTCGTCAAGATGGGTGTCTTCAACATCGGCGCGGCCCTCGCCCCGGTGCTGCAGCGCATGGCCGACACGATCACACGCATCGCGGTGTCAATCAGCGAATGGATCAAGCAGAACCGGGGCCTGATCGTCCAGGTGCTGAAGATCGCGGCGATCGTTGTCGCCGCAGGTGTGGCGCTCATTGTGCTGGGTGTGTTGATCTCGGGATTGGGTGCGGTCCTGGGTGGATTGGCGACCATCATGAGCATTACCGCTGCGGGCTTCGGACTCGTGGCGACCGCGATCGGATTCCTAGTTTCGCCCATCGGACTGGTGATCACCGGATTGGGCGTACTTGCCGCTTACCTTGTGAAGACTTCGGGTGTAGGTGGCGCGGCACTGGTGTGGCTGGGTGACCGTTTCGGCGAACTGAAAGACACGGCGCTGCAGGCCTACCAGGGCATCGCGGACGCGTTAGCGGCGGGCGACATCGGCCTGGCTGCCAGAATCCTCTGGCTGACCCTGAAGATGGAATGGATCAAGGGTGTCAGCTTCATCGAGGGGATCTGGCTGGGCTTCAAGCACTTCATCATGGACGTGCTGGTAGGTGCGTTCGTCGGTGCGCTCTCTGCCTTGGAAACCGTCTGGCACGACCTGGAGGTGGGCTGGATCGAAACCACCGCCTTCCTCGCCAAGGCATGGTATGGGTTTGTGAACATATTCACCGGCAGCTGGGAGCGGATGAAAGCCCTGGCCGCCAAGACCTGGAACTATATAAAGGGCTTCTTCAGCGACTCGTTCGACACCGGCAAGGCCAACGCCGCCATCGACAGGGCTTTGGCCCAGAGGCTCGCCCAGATCGACCAGAACACCGGCGAGGCGGTGATCGGGGCCGACCTGCGCCGCCAGAACCGTCGAGACCGGTCCGCCTCCATCCATGATCAGACCCTCGGCGTCCTCGGCCAAAAGTACGAGGACGAACAGAACCGCCAGGCACGTGAGCGGGCGCAGGCCGAACTGGAGGCCGAGCAGGCCCTCATCGCTGCGCGCCGTGAATGGGAAGCGGCGATCGCCGAGGCCAAGGGCAAACGCCCCCCGGAGGGTGTAGGTGGCGGGTCTCAAATCCCTGGCACGCCCGACCTAACTGGTTTGAGCGACATGCTCGAGCGCGAAGCCGAGCGGATCGGTGTCCGTGGCACCTTCAACGCCGCCGCGATCCAGGGTTTGATGACCGACAGCGGCGTCGCCGAACGCACCGCCAAGGCCACCGAAGACACCGCCCGCAATACCAAACGGATCGAACGCGCGATCAGCGACAACGCGATCGCGTTCGCCTGAGATAACCATGCCCATCGTTGAGGAAAAATACGGCCGCATACTCTCCGACGAGTCGGCGGAGATCACCTACGTCATCCGCGAGATCGGCAGCGATGTGGACGCGCGGACGGAACTGCTGATCGCCGCGCCGGCTACCCACAACGGCCTGGTGCGCAGCGACGCACAGGTCGAAGAGATCCACGACGAGATCTGGTTGGGCACGGTGCGTTACGCGCCCTCTGCATCCAACCCACCGCAGGCCGGGGAGTCCAGCTTCGCCTTCGAGACGCGTGGGGGCACGCAACACATCACCCAGTCCCTGGCCACCGTGGCGAGTTACGCCTCACCCGACATCCCCGCTGCGCCCGACTTCGGTGGCGCGATCGGTGTGTCTGAGGACAGCGTCGAAGGCGTGGACATCACCGTGCCGGTCTATACCTTTTCCGAAACCCACTACCTCTCTCCGGGGGCGGTCAACACCGCGTACAAAGCGACGCTCTTCGGCCTGACCGGCCGGGTCAATGACGCTCCGTTCAAGGGCCTGGCGGCGGGCGAATGTTTGTTCCTCGGCGCGGCGGGCACGCAGCGTGGCGACGACCCCTGGGAGATCAGCTTCGCCTTTGCCGGTTCGCCCAATGTCACGGGCCTGTCCATCGGCTCGATCGTGGGGATCGAGAAGAAGGGCTGGGAGTACATCTGGGCGTCATACCGCCAAGCGGAGGACACAACCGCGAAAATGCTCGTCCGCAAACCCGTGGCGGCTTACGTCGAGCGTGTCTACCGCGAGGGGAACTTCGCCGCCCTGGGAATCGGTACATGAAGATTGATCGTACGGAAGATTGGCGTCCCATCCACCGCTGGGAGGGACTATATGAGGTGAGCAGCCACGGCCGCATCCGCAGCCTCGACCGGATCGACGCGAGGGGCCGACGTTGGCGCGGCCGGATCATGCGCGGCATGCGGGACCGCGCCGGCTGGTATACCAAGGTTAACCTGGTATTTGGTACACGACGAGAACAACAATACGTTCACCGGCTCGTCGCTGCGGCATTCCTCGGCCCGTGCCCGCCCGGGATCGAGGTGAATCATATCGACGGTGACAAGACCAACAACGCCGTCGGCAACCTGGAATATGTGACCCATCTCGGGAACGCCCGACACGCTCAGGCCACCGGACTCCTGCGGACCGGCGCACGGCATCACGCCACCAAGCTCACGCCACAGCAAGCCCAAATGGTCCTGCAGCTGAAGGGCCGTGTCGGCATCCGCAGGCTTTCAAAATGGTTCGGCGTTGACCCATCGACCATCAAGGCGATCCGTGACGGACGGACATGGACTCACCTGAAGCAGATTCCGGCGGACACGGCCGCTTAATCCATGGCTAACCTGAATCACGTCCAATCCGGCCAGCCGATGCGCATCCCCGCATCGGACTGGAACAAGATCATAGACGCGACGCGCGCGTTCTATGAACGGCAAGCCGTTGTGGGTTCCATCACGCCGGCCGTGACCGGTGCAAATGCCACCGGCATCGTCTATGTCAAGAACGCATCGGGCGCAGACCAGGACCGGTTCGCGGTATTGGGCATCGACACACCGATCATCGTTCCAGATGAATCGTCCGGCGGACACGAAGAGGAGTTCAAACGCCAGGTCGCACTGTCGTGCGTGCTGCCGGTCGTCCCTACACATTCAGGTCGATTCATAATCTTGGCTGAACCCATGGCCGACGGCGCGATCGGTCGTGCCTACGTGGATGGTGTATGCGTGGTGCGATTGCGCGTACCTAACAACCTGCACATGGGTGCGCAGGCCGACGTGGTTGACAATGACAGCACCGTTTTGGAGTTGAAGGCGGGAGGTGCCGCACAAATCATCTGGCGCGAGGAGGTGACCACGTCTCCCGGCGAATGCTGGGCGATCGTGCGGTTAGGCCCCGCCACACGCGACGGCTACTGGGCGCGGATCTACGGCAGCGCCGATCAGTCCGGCAACATCTGGCACTACGGCTTCGATGAGGTCACCTTCGACGGCACGGACTGGACCGCAGTACCGGGTGGCCGCTTCGGCGATTCGCTCGACCCCAACACCCACGCGATCAACACCGCAGAAGCCGGCAACGGTCCCACCGGCGTGCAAGGCAATGGCGTCGATGTGGACATCCTCAACGAAGGACTAACCATCCAGCCCGCGCCGGACAACGTCGTGGTCTGGATGCGCGACGAACCCGCCCCCGGAGGTCTTTCCGGAAGTCCGCCCGGATCGACACCGATTCGTGCCACCTTCTTCTACCTCAACGGCGTGGACGGGACCTGCATCTGATGTCCGGCACCGCCACGAACCGCTGCTGCTGCGACTGCTCAGGCATGGGCCTGCCGATCTTCACCGATTGGAAGGTCAACCGTGGCGCATGGGCCCATGGCAGTTCTTACGACGTGGGCGACCTGGTCTTCAGCGGATCGCCCGCCGCCTACTACGTCTGCATAACCGCGCATACGGCCATCCTAGGGACCAACGACCCGCCCAACGCGACGTACTGGACCGTCGCCGACCGCGCCTTGAAGTGCCTCTACCTGGAAATCGACAACATCGGGTTCAAGGGATGCATGCCCCTGATCGGCATCGAAGACGGTGAGGACGAGTCGTCCACCGGCGCAAGGGTGAGGCTCAACGAGTATTCGATCCAACTGAACGACAAGTGGCTGCTGCGCCAACGCAAGCCGTCGCCCGGCGAAGATGGCTTTCAGAACAAACTGCTGTATCTCTACGGCGGATGGGTGGGACAGGGCTGCTGGTGGCAATACAACTGCGACTGCGATGGCGACATCTATACGGAATATCGGGTGTTCTCGGTGCCCTCGCCGTGGGGGGCACCCGAGCCGGTCGAGACCTGGACCGATTCGTACACCTCCGGCTTCACGATCCAGATCGCCTTCATGTCCGGCGGCACTGAGGTTGAGGTGGTCATCTTCGGCGGCTTATTCCCGTACTCCTCGGGGGCGGACGGGGACCACGATCCTGTGGATGGATCGGACGTTCCGTGCAAGCACCCGACGTTGTGGATGTCGGTGGAGATGGAGCTGTTCCGGGGCACCGCCAGCATCCCAAGCGGGTGGATCGACGAATTCGGTAAAGCAACATCGTCGGTCACGGTCAATAATGATTGGTCGTGTTCGGACATCGGGACGGTGTTGCAACCGGGATCGACGCCGACCGGACATAACAGACCGTTAGGCAGGGTCATCGTGGGAGCCGGCGGAGGGACCGTCAAGCTGGTTGCGCCCCACGCGGCGGGGTGGGAAGAGTCGATCGGGAATGCGGCGGCATCGTGCGGGTCCTTCGCCGATTGTGACGGGACCGGAGGTGATCCGCCCCCTTGGGACCCCGACCCACCGTACCCGCCGTACCCCCCCTTCCCGCCGGGACCGGGCCCGGGGCCGGGGCCAGACCCCAGGCCGCCACCGCCGCCACCGGGGCCCAGGAAAAGACGCTACTCCCCGGTCAATAAATGCAGCGGGGGACGGTACGGGCAGTGGGTCGATACCGGCAGCTACCCGGCCGGGACGGTCCTGCTGGTTATGAATTCGATCGGCACGCTTGTGTGCGTGGTCATCTCGCCGGACATCGTCATCGCGGAGGCTCCGCCGGGTCCGATGCTGACCGGCGTGATCTCCAATTTCGGCGCACGCGGGTGCGCGGAGTGCGCCGCCTGCTACCGCCTGGAGCGGTGCGACGGTTTAGTCAATCTGTTCACACGCGATGACCTGTCGGCGGTCGTCGGCAAGGTCGTGGATGTCGGTGGGGAATGCTACACGGTCTTCGAGGCTGAGAACTGCCCGCAAGAAGATCATCCGAGCGTCGGCGAGGAACGGGAGGACTGCGGCGATCCGGCGTGCGGTCCTGCCGACCCGTGCGAGTCCTGCGGCGGCCCGCAGCCGGATTGCACTGTCACGTTAAATGGTGCGTGGGACGGAGACTGTACGTTCTTCGGCGGCTCACATTCCCCGTCTGGAACCTATGTGTCCAGCGATCCGGGCCTATGCTCATTTTACGAGTGCTGCTGGGCGTGGCGCAAGGCGATCGTAGGCCCGTTCTCGACTACCTATCATTATGTATTCGTCTATTACAAAGAAGGGGTATTCACCGTTAATCATGACGGCACTGGCAACGTGGGGTGGACGACGCAAGAAGCTGATCTGAGTTGCGATCCCGAGACCGGCGAACTCTCCGGCAGCGTCACCCTCACGGAGGCTGTACTGGAGGGGTGCGTTGGGGATTGCGGGCTTGATTGCCCGAGCATCACCATTGTGTTCGGGGGATGA